GTTGAAAAGATGTTTCAGCGGGTACAGATGTTTATTGCTAATTTGCAAAACGAATTAATGGCTATTGAACTGTCTGGTTTATCAAAATCTCACACGATTGAAGGTGCAACAAAGGCGCAATTTGCTGGAGCGGCATTTGATGAAACACGAAAAGTAATGCAGCATTTTAAAGAAGTTTATTTGCCTTATACTAAAAAAGAATGGGCTAAACTAGACAATTAAAATAAATTAGGTTAATTTAAATATATTACCTCTCCCTGACTACCCCCCTGATCTTTTTCCCCGATTGGATTGGGGGGGCCTTTAAAAACATAAAAGGCTATTTAATTGAAAATTAAACAAACGCCAATCAATGAGTTAATACCATACGCTTTAAACTCAAGAACACACAGCGACGAACAAGTTGCACAAATCGCTGCATCTATCAAAGAATTTGGTTTTAATAACCCTGTATTGCTAGACAAAGAAAATGGTATTATCGCAGGGCATGGTAGAGTATTAGCCGCCCGTAAGTTAGGGCGTAAAGAAATACCCACGATTGAGCTATCACATTTGACTGATACCCAACGCAAAGCATACGTTATTGCAGACAATAAGCTGGCGTTGAATGCAGGGTGGGATATGGAATTGCTGTCGCTTGAAATGGGCGACTTACGTGATGAAGGTTTTGATTTGTCGTTGATAGGGTTTAACGATGACGAATTGGCTAATATATTTGTAGACAAGACAGAAGGGCTAACTGATCCCGACGAAGTGCCTGATATACCCGACGATCCTGTTACCGTTGAGGGTGATGTTTGGCTGTTGGGCAATCACAAAATAATTTGCGGCGATTGCACGAATCCGTTTGTGTGGGATAAGTTGGGTATCGACAAAGGGTTCGTTTGTTTTTCTTCTCCGCCTTATAATGCGGGTAATTCGTCTAAATTAAGCGGCAATAAATCGTCTTCCAGAAACGGCAGTTTTTATGACGAATACAACGATGACCAAGGAAGTGACGCATACACAGGATTATTGAACGATGCCCTATCGACTTCATTTTGCTACGTTGACGCAACGGTGTTTAATCTACAACCATTAGCGGCATCAAAGAGACCATTATTGAAATGGATGAACGAACATTCAAATCATTTGGTTGATATGATTACATGGGACAAGGGACACGCAGCCCCACATATCCAAAAGGGCATAATGGCGAGCCGTTTTGAATGGATTATTATTATGAGCAATAAAGACAACGCCAGCAGGGTAATTCCACATTCATCGTGGCAAGGCAAATATTCTAATGTTTATTCAGCCCCGCCACAACGAAATAACGAATACGCCAACCAACACGGCGCGACTTTTCCAGTCCACTTACCTGAGTTTGTTATAGGCGATTTAATGAATAGGTCGCGAGGGGTCGTTGACTGTTTTCTTGGGACGGGAACAACAATTATAGCTGCGGAGAAGTTGGGCCGTATAGGAATGGGTATCGAATTATCCCCTGCCTATGTAGACGTAGCGGTTAAACGCTGGCAAGACTTCACAGGCGAACAGGCAAAACTAGAGGGTAGCGGGCAGATTTTCCCCACTATAAAAGCTGATGCCGCCTAAAACACCAAAAAGGGTAACAAAACCAACGTTTAAACCAACAGATGATGAACGTAGGTTAGTCGAACAAATGTGTGCTGTTGGCATACCCCAAGAATCTATATGCTTAGTTGTTCGTGATGGCATTGATGACAAAACACTACGCAAGCATTTCCGCAGGGAGCTAGACACAGCAAAGATCAAAGCTAATGCCAAGATAGGCGGCACGTTGTTTAACAAGGCCGTCAACGGAGATACAACGGCTGCAATATTCTGGGCTAAAACGCAAATGGGCTGGAAAGAAACAAACGTGCAAGAAAACAACGGAGAACAAGTTCACGTTATAAAGTGGGAAGGCGTTGAGTAGACTAACCGTACAGGCATCAAAGAAAATAATGCCATTGTTACAGCCAAACAGGTATAAAGGTGCTTATGGTGGACGCGGTGGAACGAAAAGCCATTTTTACGCTGAATTATTAATTCTTACCTGTTTTTCAAGAAAAACCAGAGCAGCGTGTATTCGTGAAGTTCAAGTAACAATTAAAGATTCTGTTCGCCAGCTTCTTGTCGATAAGATTCAGAAGTTTAAATTAGGCGGGTTTTTTACTGTAACAGAACGTGAAATATCTGGTAATAACGGATCGTTAATTGTTTTTCGTGGGATGCAATCTTACAACGCTGAAAATATAAAAAGCTTAGAAGATTTTGACGTTGCTTGGGTAGAGGAAGCTCAAACCTTATCAAGCCACAGCCTCAAACTTTTAAGACCTACAATTCGCAAAGAAAGTTCTGAGCTTTGGTTCAGTTGGAATCCAAGACATGATACGGATGCTGTTGATGCATTCTTTCGTGGTGGAAGCCAACGCCGTGGAATGATTAGCGTTGAAGTTAATCACGATGACAACCCTTGGTTTCCAGAAGTTCTTAAAATGGAAATGGAAGATGATTACAAAGACGATCCTGAAATGGCGGATCATGTTTGGGGCGGCGGTTATCAAATTATTACAGAAGGCAGCTACTATGCCAGGCATATGCTTAAAGCAGAGCAGGACGGTCACGTAGGTTATTTTCCATACATTCCTGAATTGCCTGTTCACACGGCCTGGGATATTGGGGTTGATGATTACAGCGCGGTTTGGTTCATACAAGAGGATGGGCTAGAAGCGCGTATAATTGATTACTATGAATTATCAGGCGGTGGAATTGAAGACATTGTAAACGATACTTTCCCAGAACTGAATCCAGATCCAGCATTGTCTGTTGCTGGTTTAGTAGAAATTGGGCGTGAATTTCCATATGAGTATGGGACGCATTTCATGCCGCATGATATTATGGTTAGAGAATGGGGCCGTGGTGCAAAAACAAGATACCAGACAGCGCAAGAGTGGGGGCTAAAACCAATCAACAAAGGCGTTGCAGTTGGGCCAATAGAGCGCATAAATGCTGTTCGTGCATTGTTTCCGCAATTAAGATTTAATGATACAAAGCGCGTCCGTCATGGTATGAAACGAATAAACAGATACCATCGTAAATGGAACGATTCAATGCAAAGCTATACAACACCAGCGCATGACGAAAATTCACATGGCGCAGATGCATTAGGGGAATTTGCAATTAATTGTAGCATTAAGCCTAAACCAGTTGTTGAAAATGAAGTTGGTCGAACAGTGTCAGTTGGCGGAAAATCAACTGTTACATTTAACGATTTGCTTAAATCAGCTAAACGTGGCAAACCAAGATATGATTGAGACTATTGCAGTTTTTGCTAGTTTCAAGTAACATATCAATAAATGATACCCCACAGCCTGATGGAAAAAACATATGAGTGATGCAGCACTGGCGCAAACAGGATCGTTGGAAGAGCCAATTGACGCTGGAGAAGGCCCACAAGGTGTCGTTAAACGCTGGCAGATGGAATTGGATCTTGCATCTAAAGATGAGAAGTTTTGGCGTGAACGGGCGCACGATGTTAATTCAAGATACCGTGACGAAAAGAACGATCTAAAAAGCAACACAAGCACTGTTGGTCGTTATCAGTCAGGTGATCGGTTTAATGTCTTGTATTCCAACATTCAGACAATTTGCCCAGCCTTGTACAATCAAACACCAAAGCCTGACGTTCGCAGACGCTATCGTGATGCCGACGAAACAGGTAAAGTTATTGCCGACGTTTTAGAACGTGCTTTGTCGTTCACGTTAGATGAAGAAGATTTTGACCGCTATATGAAAATGGCGGTTAAAGATTGCCAAATATCAGGGCGCGGAGTTACCCGTGTTAAATATGAAGCTGCTTTTGGTAAAGACGAAGAAATTGACACCATTGATGGTGAAGGCGAATATGAAGTTTTAGAGCGTGAAGAAGTTGAGTTTGAACACGTTAGCTGGTCAGACTTTAGGCGTGGCCCGGGTCGCACTTGGGAAGAAGTCATGTGGGTTGGATTCAAACACACTTTTGACAAAGACGAACTTGAAGAAAACTTTCCAGATACCGCCAAAGATATTCCGCTTGATTATTCACCTGAAGGCATTGATGGCGAAGATGACGATGCAATCAATGACACGTTTAAGCGGGCTGTTGTCTGGGAGATATGGGACAAAAAAAAGCGCGAAGTTGTGTTTGTGTGTCCTGGTTTAAGCGAACGCCCCTGCAAAACTGTTAAAGATCCGCTAAACTTAAAAGGTTTCTGGCCTATACCGCGCCCAATGTACGCCGCTGACTACACTGATTCGTTAGTGCCTGTTGAGCCGTTTAGATATTACGAAGA